CATTCTTATGATAAGTCTTTTCCTTTTCAAAGAATAACGAATATCTTGCGTTAAACCCACGTTCCACAACATTTCATATTTTCTGTTATAATATCCCCAACCAAGGCGTATAAGCGTCTTTCAATTATATTTTATCGGGTATAAGCCCACATATATTTTTTCAAAGAGTAGAAGCTCACAAATCTTAATCGGGTATAAGCCCACCAAAAACATTTTAGATTAATTTCATTTTTGGGAGCTATTCAAATGGCAAAAGGTTTTTTCCCAGTTGATAACCAGGGCGGTTATGACTGGATAGCAAAATCTACCCGTTACCATGTTAAGTCAAATCATTCTACGAAGCTGGCTATTGGTGATGTTGTAGTAATTACAGGTGAAGCAAATAGCGATGGTATTGCGGAAGTTGATGCAGGCGCAACAGGCGGTGCAGCGACAGGCGTTATTGTTTCTATCGCACCAAATTTTAACAACTTATATGTAAATCATTTACCAGCGTCAACGGCTGGCTATGTGTACGTTAATACAGATTTAAACACACTCTACAAAGCAGAGATCGCTACTCAAGCCCTCACTGCTGCAAATGTCGGGAGTAACGTTGATATTGTTGCGACAGAAGCTGCCACATCAGGCGGTTTAACATCTTCTCAAATGACTTTGAAAGGTGATACAGCAACAACCAGTGCCGCTAAGTTTAGGATTGAAGAATTAATCCCAGCGGAAGATGGCACATTGGGCGCAATCGGTGGAACAGCAGTTGTTCGATTGAATGAATCAACTCAAAGACAAGAAGCAGGAGCATAAGACATGGCTGGAGTAATTGGAGCAGGTAATTTTCCACGTGCCTTAGAACTTGGAATAAATAAAACCTATGGCGAATACATGAAAGACGTCGAAACTCAATACGACAAAATCTTTGATGTATCAAATTCAACAATGGCAGAAGAAAGAGACTACCAGCTTGAGGGCTTGGCTACAGGTCAAGAATATCAAGAGGGTTCAAGCATCATTTATGATGGTATGTCTCAAGGTTATGCGCCTAGCTATGTCCATAAGAACGTTGGTTTAGGTGTAATTGTTACCCGTAATATGATTGAGGACAACAAAATTAACTTGATTATGAAGTTAATGAAAGCCCTTAAAAAATCATATCGTGAATCGTTAGAAGTGAATGCAGCAAACATTCTGAATCGTGCTTTTAACTCATCATATTTGATGACTGGCGGTGACGGTAAAGAGCTTTGCGCAACTGATCATAGGCGTGGTGCAAGTGATTCGACTACTTACTCAAATGAGCTATCAACACCAGCGTCATTATCTGAGCAAGCGATTGAGGAAGCATTGATCTTAATTGGTGACTTTAGGGATGCCAGAGGAAATCGTACCAATATCAACTCTAAGAGTTTAGTTGTTCCAACAGCTTTAAAGTATGAAGCTTGCAGAATACTTAAATCAACCGGTCAAAGTGGTACAGCAAATAATGATATTAATGCGATTAGAGATTCAGGTGATCTGTCTGAGACATTGGTTAATAAATACTTAAAAAGCCAAACAGCTTGGTTTATTACAACTGATGTGCCAGATGCATTAAGGCATTTCAAACGTCGTGCAATGGAATTTAAAAAAGATGGTGATTTTAGTACAGATAACCAACGTTTTAAATTCACATACCGAGCCACTAACGGCTGGACAGACCCACGTGGAATCGTTGGTTCACAAGGTACAGCTTAACCATAACTAACAATATCTTATTGGGGCGGTTTATTTATCGCCCTGGTTACAACTGATAAGGAAACAAGATAATGACGACTAGATTTGTAAATGGCTTAACTACAGCCAAGAAAACACAGCCTTTAGGTGAATTTATATTACCAGATGTTACAAAGGCACATATTTATTTTAATGATTTTGATAATTACACAGCAGCAGATTGGACTATTACCACTACGGAATATGGGTTAGGAGATGCAACGGAAGCATTAGCTGATGAAGATGGTGGCGTATTACTTATCACTAATGATGATGCTGATGACGATGCAGATTTTTTTAATAAAGTAGGTGAATCATTCAAGTTTGAATCAGGCAAAAAACTTTGGTTTGAAGCAAGATTTAAAACAAGTGACGCAACACAAACCGATATTGTCATGGGTTTGCAAGTTACTGATACTGCACCTTTAGACGTAGATGATGGTGTGTTTTTCCAGAAAGATGATGGTGATGCTAATATTGATTTCCACGTTGAAAAGAATGACACAGCAACAAGCGCAACGGCTATAACAACCTTAGCAGATGATACGTTTATTAGGCTTTCATTCTATTACAACGGTGACGATAAAATCTTCTATTACGCTGATGGTGTAGCACTAGGTTCAAGCGTTACCACAAACCTACCTGATGATACTGAACTAACCATATCATTTGGTATTCAAAACGGGGCAGCCGCAGCTAAAACACTAAGCGTTGATTATATTCTAGCCGCTAAAGAACGATAAGGAGTCCACAATGAGGCCAATTATCAAAGATATGGACTTAGCAACTGTTGATGTCAATTCAGTATTTGAAGATCAACAGCTAGGTGCAGCAGGCAGTTTTAGTCTTGATGGTGCAGACGTAACCAATGGTGAATGGATTTCACCTGATGGATTTGCACATCAATTAAGCTTTGAAAGTGCAGGCAATATAGAAGCCGCAACTTTTACCATAACGGGCTTTGCTGACACATTAAAAAACCATGCTATTACAGAAGATGTAACAGCACCAAACGCAACCACAGTGGAATCAACCAAGTATTTTGCAGTCATTACCAGTATTGCAAGTGATGAAGCAGTGGCTTCTGATTGCGAGTGCGGTTTTGTTGATGAAGCAGTGACAGACCCAATATCTTTGGATATTAAAAACAAAACTTTTGAAGTTGGTTTTTTCTGCGAAGTAACAGGCACCATAAATTACAAAATGCAGCATAGCTATGACAATCCACAACTAGGCGGTGAAGCTATGACGTGGATTGATGATCCTGACGTTGCCAATGAAACAGCTAGCCAAGAAGATAGCTACACAACGCCAATAAGAGCAAGTAGAGCGGTTGTTAATAGCTACTCAACAGGTGCAGAACTAAAAATAACCTGGTTGCAAGGCTAATGAAATGCACTTGGCAGAATAAACCGATAGAACTTGGTGATCATTGGGTTATTGATGATCAAACAGGCGACAGAGTAAAAGCCAGTGAAACCGTTAAGGGTGTGGGTTTAGAGCAAGGACAGGTAATGCATTATAAAAATGCTAGCCCTTATGACCCACAGTTACACATAAGACCCAGACCAGATAATCAATTTGTCACACCAGTTAGAACACAAGATACGTACAACTGGCGTGAAACGGATGAGGATAGTTTCTAATGGCATTAAGTGGCAGCACAGATTTTACATTATCAGCAGCAAAAGTGGTTGAAAAAGCATTTAGTTTATTAGGTGTTAAAGCGGCTGAGCAGCCATTGACTGCTTCTGAAAGAGAAGATGGTCAAGAAGCATTAAACATCATGCTTAAATACTGGGTTGCTAATGGCTACCACCTATGGACAAAAACGCAAGGGGTATTATTTACCCAGACAGGGAAAACAGATTATTTGCTGGGTGCTACAGGTGATCATGCTTGCTTGTATGACGATTTTGTTGCAACGACAACCACAAGTGCAATTATTTCGGGTTCGGCTGTTATCCCTGTTACCTCCTCAACAGGGATGTCAGCTAGTGATTATGTTGGTATTAAACTTTCAGATGGCACTAGGCAATGGTCAACAATTGCTAGTGTTGATTCAAGCACACAAATCACTTTAGATGATAATTTAACAGGTGCAGCAAGCACAGGCACGAGCGTATTCACGTACACAAGCATAGTAGAAAGACCATTAAGAATATTAAACGCAAGGCGCAAGTTATACGGCTTTGATGATGAAATTATGTGTGTTGAGTTATCGAATGATGATTATTTCAATATGTCACTTAAATCATCACAGGGAACAATCACGTCATATTATTATCAGCCTGTTTTGGGTAATGGGCGCATGTACTTATGGCAGACGAGCGATAATGTAGATCAGTTGGTTTATTTTACATTCTGCCGAACCATACAGGATATTGACGAGCAATCTAATAATTTAGATGTGCCAGTAGAATGGTTAGATGCTGTTACTTACAACCTAGCTGCAAGGCTAGCCGATGATTACAATGCACCAGCCAATAAGGTTGAAACCGTATTGTTTAAAGCAGGGGCATTTCTAAAGACTTTAAAAGAATGGGATGTAAATAATACATCAGTTCAAATTGTACCGAGCTATGGAGATTATTAATCATGGCGCAACGTGTTCAATTAGAAATAGCAAACGGATTTTATAAAACAAGGTCATTACCTTTTTCAGCACAACGCTGCATTAACTTTTACCCATTACCAGCGCAGAACCAAGCATTAAATAACAGCATTCTTTATGGTTGCCCAGGTATTAATACTATTACCACATCAGGCGCAACATTAAGCGGTGTTTGTCGTGGTTCAACCTATATGGCAGGCGTTTATTATTTTGTTAATGGCACTAAGTTATATTCAATGACATCTAGTTATGTGCTAACTGAAATCGGGACCATAGCAGGCACAGCCAGATGTTCATTCGCAAACAATGGCTCAAAGTTATGTATTGTCGTAATTGGTGGCAATGGCTATTCATACGACAGCGGCACAAGCACATTAAGCCAAATAACAGACAGTGATTATCAAACAAGTGATAGCGTTACTTTTTCCGATGGTTATTTTATTTTTACCACATCAGATGGAGAACAATTTTTTATATCAAATTTAAACGACCCTACAAACATTGACCCGTTAGATTTTGGCACAGCAGAGATTGACCCAGATAAAATAATTACAGCTGCAACAAGCCACAACGAATTATATATTTTTGGTGAAGAAACAATCGAGATATTCCAAAATACTGGCGGTTCGGGCTTTCCATATCAGCGTATTAATGGCGCAAATATTCAACGTGGTTGCCATGCTAAATTTGGCGTTGTTGGTTTTAATAACACGCTTTTATTTGTGGGTGGTGGTAAGAATGAAAAAACATCAATATGGATAATAACAAGCAGTACAAGTGATCAACAGGTATCAACCGATGCCATAGACAACGAAATTCAGAAATTTACAAAAGATGAGATAATGAATAACACAATATCTATGGTGTATTCTGAAATGGGTAGTAAATTTGCTATTTTTACATTTGTATCAGATGCGAACAGAATACCCAGTAAAACGTTTGTTTTTGATTCTGCATCAAGTCGGTGGCATGAAAGGCAAACAGGCGTTACTTACAATAAATGGTCGGTTTATAGTTTAGCTTCAATTTATG